TTGGATTTTGGCGGCGCGAAAACGTCCACTGTTGGTACGTTTACGATCATTTTCCCAACAGCAGATGCAACTAACGCAATTATTCGGATTGCTTAATTAGGAAATGGCTACGTGGCAACCTACAGCGGCTGGGGAGAAGGTTATTGGGGCCAAGTCCCATGGGGCCAAGAGCTTGTTGAGGTTGATTTACAAGGATGGGGCTTTGGTAACTGGGGCAGTCAGGTCTGGGGCGGACAAAACGCGGGTTTGCAAGCGCAAGCCCTCGTCGGTACCGTCACGGTTAATGCCGTCCGAAATGTCACCGTCTCGTTCGATGCGTGGGGAAGTTCTGCTTGGGGATCGGGAAGCTGGAGCTATGGAACACCGCTTCCTGCCGCAAGTGGCCAAGTCGGCACCGTATCCCTGGCAACTGGGTCAAATGTCAGTGTCACCGGAGTACAAGGGACAGGCCAGGTTGGTCAAGTCACAGTCGGCGAAGGCACCGGGGTCCTTGTCACGGGAGTCCAGGCTAATGGCTTCGTCGGAGCTACTAACTTCCGAGCAGACGTTGCCGTCTACGTCGCGCCGCCTGGATGGGGAGCAGAAGGATATGGCATTGCAGCATGGGGCTATGGTAATGGAGGCCTATCAGCTAATGCCTATGTCGGCGCAGTCAATGCCGTTCCGGTCACAAACGTCCTCGTCACAGGGGTCCAAGCAAACGGCTTCGTTGGCGTTGCTACGGTTACAGGGGCAGCAAATGTCAACGTCACTGGGGTCCAAGGCACTGGCCAAGTCGGTACAGCCACGGTTACAGGGACAGCAAATGTCACCCTCACGGGCGTATCCGCGCAGGGATTCGTTGGCGTTGCCACGGTTACGGCTGGGGCAAATGTCAACGTTACTGGCGTTCAGGGCACTACCCAGCTTGGTACGGTCGTTGTTCGCCAAGACGTTGCGGTTAGCGTTACTGGGGTCCAAGCAACTGCCAGCGTTGGCTCGGTCACTATTTCTCTGGCTTTGGACGTCTTTGTCACAGGCGTCCAGGCAGTTGGTCAGATCGGCCAAGCAGCGGCTGGAGGCCAAAGTTTTGTGTATGTTACAGGCGTTCAAGCGGTCGGTTACGTTGGAAACGTCACAGTTTGGGGCGTGGTTAATGACAACCAGGCCGCTAACTGGCAAAATGTCGATGATTCCCAGTCCGGCACTTGGGTGGTCGTCGATGATTCTCAATCCTCAACATGGACTCGAATAGCAGCTTAAAGGACTAATCATGACTATTAATTACACCACCCTCCTTGGCCTTGCCCAGCCGGTAACGGGTACTGAATCGGGCACCTGGGGCACTGTCGTCAATGACGAAATCACGGCCCTGGTGGAACAGGCGGTTGCGGGAACGGCAAGTGTTAGTGTTACTGCCGGTAACGTGACTTTGACGGATACGGATGGCGTATCGAACCAGGCGCGTAATGCGGTCTTGCTGATCACGGGTACTCCTGGTACTAGCCGCAACGTAATTGCTCCTTCTTCCAGCAAAGTTTATGTTGTTGTCAATAGCTCGGATGCGCAGATTGTATTTAAAGGCTCTGCTACTACTGGGGTAACCATCCCAAGTGGAGCTAAAGCAGTTGTGTTCTGGGACGGCAGTGACTTTGTATCGTTAAGTTCTGCGGTGCTGTCCATTATTGGAACAGCATCCGGTGGCGGTGCCGCTCGTTTCTACGAAGATACAGATAACGGCGTAAACTACGTCGGTCTGCAGGCTCCGGATTCAATCGCATCTAATTTCACGTTGAAATTGCCAACGGCTGATGGTACGAGTGGCCAAGCAATTGTAACGGACGGCTCCGGCAACCTTTCTTTTGGTAACGCTGGCATTTCCACGGGCAAGAGCATTGCTATGGCGATGATCTTCGGATTCTAATATTAAGGAGTATTTAAATGGCAAACCCAAATATTGTTAACGTCACGACGATTTACGGTAACTCGTCGCAGACGGCACTTTCTACTACCAGCGCTACGTCAATCGTTAGTAACGCTGCTGCCAGCGGAAAGGTATTTAAGATAAACTCTATCGTTGTGGCTAACGTAGACGGAACGGCTGCAGCGGACATTACGATCAACGTCTATTCTGCTGCGGCTCTTGGCGGTACGGCCTTTGCGATTGCATCGACCATCTCGGTTCCTGCAGACGCATCGCTGATCGTAACGGACAAGACCACGTCGTTCTATCTGCTTGAGAACCAGTCAATTGGTGCTACGGCAGGTACGGCCAACGACCTCGTTGTTACTGCAAGTTGGGAAGAGATAAACTCGTAAGGGTTAAACCATGAGCATGCGCTACAAAGGCGGAGTGATCTCCGCCACACCGCCTACAACATCCACGGCTGCTGCGACAGGCGTATGGACTCTTATCCAGCAACTGCAAGCAAAAGCTGCAGGTCAATGGCCCTTTTCTACTTACAGTGTTGTTCAAACCTTTACTGCCACATCTACATGGACTTGCCCTACTGGTGTAACGAGTGTTGAGTATTTAGTTGTCGCTGGTGGTGGTGGAGGAAGTGATGCGGGTGGCGGTGGTGCTGGTGGGTTTAGAACTGCATCAGGATTTAGCGTTACTGCTGGTACAGATTACACAATTACCGTTGGTGGTGGTGGTGCTGGCGCCCCAAACAACGGTACTGGTACAAGCGGTAGTAATTCTGTGTTTTCAACAATTACATCTGCTGGTGGAGGCAACGGCGGGAATTATGCCGTTGATAACGCCGGTTCGGGTGGCTCTGGTGGTGGTGGTGGTAGCAGTCCTCCCATAGTTCACCCCGGCGGCGCAGGAAATACTCCATCTGTAAGCCCGTCTCAAGGTAGTAACGGTGGTAATGGCGGTACTGCAAACTATGCCGCTGGTGGTGGAGGCGGTGCATCTGCAACTGGTTCTAACGGAACTACTACTGGTGGTAACGGCGGTAACGGAACCGCATCAAGCATTAGCGGTTCTAGCGTGACCTATGCCGGTGGCGGCGGTGGCGCTAGTTTAACCGTGGCGGCTGGAACGGGTGGCTCAGGCGGTGGTGGTAATGGTGGTGGAGACGCAGGCGGTGGGCAAACATCAACCGCTGGAGGCACAAACCTTGGTGGTGGCGGCGGTGGCGGTAGCACAGACGTTAACCCAAACGCTGTTGCGAGAGCAGGAGGCTCTGGCATCGTGATCCTTAAATACCTAGCACCTACTCAATCCATATTCACCTTCAAAGGTTCTGGCTCATGGGTCGCACCTACTGGCGTGACTTCTGTTGACTACCTTGTGGTTGCGGGTGGTGGCGGTGGAGCCGGTGATGCGGCAGGTGGTGGTGGAGCCGGTGGCTTCCGTACAGGTACGGGTTTCTCAATAGCATCTGGAACGACCTACACAATTACAGTTGGTGCTGGTGGCGCTGGAACAACAGCAAGTTCTGTTGGTACGCAGGGTTCAAGTTCTGTATTTAGCACAATCACTTCCGCTGGAGGTGGTGGTGGAAAATCAGGAAGCGGTGGCCCATCTCAAAATGCTAACGGCGGCTCAGGTGGTGGTGGACACGGGGACGGTAACGTTTCAAGTTACTCATCAGGCGGAACTGGAAATACTCCATCGGTCTCACCCTCCCAAGGAAACAATGGTGGAGTTGGCGCTCAGTCGGCCCCATTTGGCGGTGGTGGAGGTGGTGGAGGTGCTGGTGCCTCGGGTTCTGCCGGTGTTGTTGGATCTTCCGGAAACGGCGGTGCTGGTGGTTCTGGTACTGCCTCAACAATTACTGGGCCATCCGTAACTTATGCTGGAGGTGGCGGTGGTGGAGCCAGACCGGGTGGAACGGGTGGTTCTGCTACTGGCGGTGGCGGTGCGGGTGGTGCTAATAGTGGGCCAAACGGAACTGCTGGAACTGCAAACCTTGGCGGTGGAGGTGGCGGCGGCGGAACTACTGGTGGAACTGGTGGCTCTGGTATTGTGATCATCAAAACCAATCAATGATTGAGGTTTAAAAAATGTCTTTACGTTATCCTGGTGGATTGATTACTAAAAGCCCGACGGCTCCGACTACGTCCGCTGCTGCGGGTATCTGGACCTTGGACCAAGCACTGCAGTACATCAAGGCCGGAACATGGCCCTTTGCTAGTTTCACAGTTATCCAGACCTTTACGTCATCGACTACTTGGATATGCCCTCCCGGTGTAACTAGCGTTGAGGCTTTAGTAGTTGCCGGTGGTGGCCCCGGTGGTGGAGACCAAGGCGGTGGTGGTGGTGGTGGCGGTCTTTCGTATATTTCTTCTTTTGCTGTAACTGTTGGAACCTCTTACACCGTTACCGTAGGTGCGGGTGGTACAGGCACAACTGGTAGGTCATCAAACGGAAGTAACTCCGTATTTTCTACTATCACCTCTAACGGTGGTGGTGCAGGCGGCTCACAGTCTCCAAACGGAACTGGTAACGCTGGTGGATCAGGTGGTGGCGGTGGAACAAGCACAGGTGGAGCCGCAAACCAAGGAAGTACCGGTGGTGCAACTGGATATGGAAATGCTGGTGCGGCATATAGCGCAGGACCAAACTTAACTGGTGGCGGTGGCGGTGCAGGCGCAGCCGGTGCAGTAGGTTCAGGCTCAACTGCTGGTGCTGGTGGTAATGGTCTTGCTTATACAATTTCAGGTTCGTCTGTAACTTATGCTGGCGGTGGTGGTGGTGGTTCTTATAACCCACAAGGTCGATTTGCTGGCCCCGGCGGTACAGGCGGTGGTGGTGCTGGTGCGGATGGAATTGCAGCAGCCGGTACTGCGGGAACTGCGGCACTCGGTGGAGGCGGTGGCGGTGGAGCAGGCGCAAGTGGTGCGGGCGGCAACGGCGGCTCTGGCATCGTAATTATCAAATACGTAGTAACCCCTGCTACGACTGTTGATGTCGTTCAGCAATTTGAGGCATCTGGCTCATGGACTTGCCCGACAGGTGTAAGTGAAGTTCAGTACTTGGTAGTTGGTGGTGGTGCTGCTGGAGGCTCAGATTCCGCAGGAATCTCTGGTGGTGGTGGCGGAGCCGGTGGATTTAGAACTGGCACAGGATTGTCTGTTACCGCTGGAACAACTTACACCATCACGGTTGGTTCTGGAGGTGCTAGTAGTGCTACTGCTGGGGCAAACGGTGGAAGCGGTGGAAATTCTGTGTTTTCCACTATCACATCAACCGGTGGCGGCGGTGGTGGAGGTAGCAGCACAAATGGCGTAAATGGTGGTTCAGGTGGCGGTGGTGGTGCTGGCAATGTGTCAGGTACGACAGGCGGCTCTGGAAATACGCCAAGCGTTTCTCCATCACAAGGCAATAACGGCGGAACTGGTGTTGCTGGTAGCGGAAACACAAACCTCCAATCTGGCGGTGGTGGTGGCGCAGGTGCAGTAGGTGGTAATGGTGTTGCTGGTGGGGCGGCTGGTAGCGGTGGTAATGGAACCGCATCTACCATTTCTGGCGCATCAGTAACTTACGCTGGCGGTGGCGGTGGTTCTTCATATCAAAATACTGCTGGATCTGGTGGCACAGGTGGCGGTGGCGCTGGAAATGTCTACACAGGAAGCCCCGCTACTCCGACCGCTGGAACGGCTAATACAGGTGGAGGCGGTGGTGGTGGCGGCTATCCGGGCGTTAGAAATGGAGGCAACGGCGGTTCAGGTGTAGTCCTACTCAAATACGCAGTACCTCTATCTACCGTACAAACATTTAACTCTACAACCAAGTGGACTGCGCCTGTTGGCGTGAACTACGTTGACTACCTTGTGGTTGGTGGTTAACACAGGTGGAATACCTTGTTGTTGGTGGTGGGGGTTCTGGCGGTGAAGAACAAGGCGGTGGCGGTGGTGCCGGTGGATTTAGAACTGGTACGGGGGCTGCGGTTGTTGCTGGAACGACTTACACAATTACAGTTGGCGCTGGTGGTGCAAGCGTTACATCTGGCTCTGGTAATAGCGGTTCGTCATCTTCCGTTGTTGGCGGCCCTTCTTCACCATTTGCTTCCCCCGGCATTGTTTCTGCTGGTGGTGGAGCAGCATCAGGTGGAAGTTCAGGCACAGCAAGCAATGGTGGATCTGGTGGCGGTGGCGGCTGGAATACTGCTGGAGGATCAGGTAACACTCCATCAGTAAGCCCATCACAGGGAAGTAACGGCGGGTCTGCAAATATTGGAAACGTAGGTAATAGCCGAGGCGCTGCTGGCGGTGGTGGAGCAAGTGCAGTCGGTGGCAATTATCTCCCCGCAGCAACATCAAAAGGAACTCCAGCAAGTTCTGGTAATGGCGGTGCTGGAACTGCAAGTTCTATTACTGGCTCTTCTGTAACATACGCTGGAGGTGGCGGTGGTGGAGCGTTGTTTTCAACAGATGGTTGGAATACAACTGCCGGTACTGGTGGAGCAGGCGGTGGTGGCGCTGGTGGACAAGACGCTGCGGGAACCGCTGGAACTGCAAACCGAGGCGGTGGTGGCGGTGGTAGTGCTGCAAACGCACAAGCAAGCGGCGCAGGCGGCTCTGGTGTAGTCATCCTTAAATACCTTGCCAAACCTAATTACCAAATCTTCCAAGCATCAGGTTCATGGACTGCCCCCGGTGGAGTTACTGAGGTCGAGTACCTAGTAGTGGCAGGTGGTGGTGGTGGTGGTGGTTGCCAGCCGGGTGGTATTGCTGGAGGCGGCGGTGCTGGCGGGTTCCGAACTGGAACTGGATTTTCCGTAACTGCTGGTACTACATATACCATTACGGTAGGTGGCGGCGGAACTCTTGGTTCTACAGCAGAAGGTGGTAATGGTTCAAATTCTGTGTTTAGCACCATTACATCGGCAGGTGGTGGAGGTGGAGGTGGTGGCGGAACACCCCCGTCTGGAGGTGGAGTCTTAAACGGAAAAAATGGTGGTTCTGGCGGTGGCGGTGGAGAAAACTCTGGAAACACAGGCACCGGAGGAACAGGTAATACCCCATCTGTAAGCCCATCCCAAGGCAGTAATGGGGGTGGCGGCGGTAATCCCGCAGGTGGTGGTGGAGGTGCTGGAGAAGCAGGAAATACAGACGGACAGGCACAAGGCGGTGATGGAACCGCATCTGTAATTACTGGTTCTTCCGTAACCTACGCAGGTGGCGGTGGCGGAGGGACTACTGGCACAAACGGTGGCACAGCCGGTGATGGAGGTGGCGGAGTTGGTGGTGGCACATCGGTTGCAGCCGGTTCAGGAACCGCAAATTTAGGTGGTGGAGGTGGAGGTGGCGCTAATACTGTAAACAAAAATGGCGGCGCAGGCGGTTCAGGTATAGTAATCATCCGTTGGTAAAAAGAGGAGAAAGCATGAGTCACGTTCAGATATACAGGCTTTATGGAATTGACACAGCGATGCATTTGCTGCGTCCGGGTGCAAAGTGGGAAATCAGCAACACAATGTTTACCCGCTGGGATGACCCACGCCCGTGCCCGACATGGGAAGAACTTATGGAAACTATGGAGAAGATCAAGGCATTTGAAGATTCAATCAATACGATTTGGCTACCAGAGCAACTTGCCGAGTTAACAGGCAGCGAGCAAATGCAGGCTCAAACTCAGGTTAATAAAATCATTGAAGAGCAGAAGGCCGCATGATCCATAACCTATTTCCAACACCAGTTGCGATTTACAAGTTAGACCGTGAACTGACAGAGAAAGAACTTTCCTTTATCAAGGGCCAAGAAACACGGTCCAACATGGGAAACGTTACTTCTATTGACAACACGGTTTTACGTAATCGTTCCATGACCAAACTGCGGGACTTCATCGAGTCAAGCGTGTCTGAGTATTTCAAGACTGTCCACAGCCCAAAGCATGACGTGAGCCTGCGGATTACTCAGTCTTGGATTAACTACACCGAGCCGGGGCAATACCACCACAAACACGCTCACCCTAATTCGTTTGTGTCTGGTGTGTTTTATCCCCAAGCAAATCGTGAGACAGATAGAATCTACTTTTACCGTGACGGTTTTCAGCAGATTAAATTCCCTCCAAGCGATTGGAATGTCTGGAACTCTGAGAGTTGGTGGTTTGAGGTAGGAACTGGGGACTTGATCCTCTTCCCATCAAGCCTAACTCACATGGTGGAGACTGTTAAAGGTGAGGACACCCGCATCAGTCTTTCTTTTAACACTTTTCCAGTCGGTTTGGTTGGGGAAGAAATGGACTTAACTGGTCTTAAACTTGAATCTATAAAGGAGTAATCATGGCGCACTTTGCCCAACTTGATAGCAACAACGTAGTAACACAAGTAATCGTTGTCGGAAACAAAGATACCGCTGACGCTAACGGCGTAGAAAAAGAGCACATCGGTGCTGCTTTCTGCGAGAAGCTCTTTGGCGGTAACTGGAAGCAGACTTCTTACAACGGCTCGATCCGCAAGAACTACGCTGGAATTGGTTATACATACAATTCAAGCCTTGATGCGTTTGTTCCTCCCAAGCCCTACGCTTCGTGGGTCTTGAATAACGACACAGCGCAGTGGGAAGCCCCGACTCCAATGCCTAACGATGACAAGAAGTATTCGTGGAATGAGTCTACGACATCGTGGGAAGAGACAGCAGGCGTCTAATATGAAACGCATCGTAGAAGCGCAGGATTTGGATGGCGTGATCGTCCCCAAGCACGAGGTTGAGTTGCTCTGCAAAGAATGCGGCTATGACCTTGATGAGTCTGAGTTAGAAGCAGACACCTGCGCGGATTGCGGTGCGGATCTTGATCTTCAACAAAATGTCTCAATCCACACTACGACAATTCCTGCCGCAGGTGGCGGAGTGATGTAGTGGGCGTTTGGGCGTTGACTTTTCTTTTTTTACTGCTACCTTGGATTCTGTTTATTTAGGGACAGGGGAATGAATTTTGTCAGATCTAGATCCAATCATTGGTACTGCAAAGGCAGCAACAAAGAGTATTAAGTCTGCCATTGAGTCTGGCAGAGAGGTAAGTTCGGCAATAGAATCCATTCAAAATTTTGGAATGGCGGAAGTCAAAGCCCGCCACGCTTTTAAGACGGTACGTAAAAGTCAAGAAGGTGAAATAACAATCATGACCGCTATGGCGGAGTGGCGCAGGCTAGATCAAATACGCCGCATGGAGTTGGAAGTAAAGGACTTTCTGATCCAGCAGTTTGGACACTTTAAGGGTGAAGAAGAGTTCGAGAAGATCAAGAAGATTAAAGAAGACATGATAACTCGCCATACCAAAAATAAGGATGAGTTAGGTCGGGACGTCAAGAAGTTGCGAGAGTTGCAGATTATTTGTGTGATGTTGGCGTTTATGGTTGTCACTATTTATTACATCATGAAGGGTCATCTGTAATGTTACCAATAGCAGCACTATTAAGTATTGGGGAAAAGGTTTTAGACAAAGTCCTACCTGACCCAGCCGCAAAGGCCGAAGCACAGGCCAAGCTCATGGAGATGGCCCAAAAGGGCCAGTTAGCCGAGCTTGAGGCGATGACCAAGGAAATGGATTCCGCCCGCAAGCGCGAAATCGAGATTGCTACAAGCCAGTTTGCCCCAATGATTAATAAGATCGTTACTCCGATCTTAGCCTTGGGTACGGTTGGTCTGACCTTCCTTTTATTTGGAGTGATTGTTTTTGTGGAAGTGAAGCCAGAAGCCAAGGACATTATCATCTATGTGTTGGGTGCGCTAACTTCAGCGGTCACCATGGTACTGGGCTACTACTTTGGTTCAAGCCAGGGAAGCAAAGAAAAGTCCATGCAACTTGACGAAATACTGGACAAGAAAAAATGAACCTGACCACTAACTTTACCCTGTCAGAGATGGCGAAGTCTGATACTGCACTGCGCCATGACATGGATAACACCCCTGGGGAGATCGAGATTGAAAACCTTAAAAGATTGGCTGAGAAGGTTCTTCAGCCTGTTAGAGAACATTACCAAAGAGGCGTCAAAGTCAACTCGGGCTACCGGGCGCCGGAGGTCAATCAAAAAGCTGGTGGATCGCGGACCTCGGACCACTGCAAAGGGCAAGCAGCGGACATCGAAATCCCAGGCGTCCCAAACGCGGACCTCGCCAAATGGATCACGGAAAACCTCGACTTCACGCAAGTCATCCTCGAGTTCTACACGCAAGGTGTCCCGGACAGCGGCTGGGTCCACGTCAGCTACGACCCGCAAAACCTCAAAAAACAGAGCTTAACAGCCGTTAAAAAAGATGGTAAAACGGTATATCTACCGGGGATTGTTGCGTAAATGGCGTACTTTAGGCTGGCCCTCAAACCGGGCATTGACAAACAGAATACGGAGTATGGCGCCGAGGGTGGTTGGATCGACGGCGACTATATTCGTTTCCGTTATGGTCTTCCCGAGAAGCTTGGTGGCTGGACCACGTTCAATCAAACTCCGACATATCTTGTTGGCAATGTAACCGACATCCTTACTTGGAACGACTTGGAAGGTGCGCCATATTTAATGGCGGCCACAAACCGCAAGCTTTATGCGTTTCAAGGCGGGGTTTGGGCAGACATTACCCCGATTCGTGAGACCACTACGGCTGGAGCGGTAACTTTTGCCGCATCTACTGGTAGCGATAGCGTCACTGTAACTGATAACTCTCATGGCGCAACTGCTGGGGACTTTGTTACTTTTAGCGGTGCGGTCAGTTTAGGGGGCGCGATAACAGCGACATATTTAAATACTGAATTTGAGATCCAACAAATCCTGTCCAGCAATACCTATAGGATTAAAGTTGGCGTCAATGCAGATGCGGGTGACGTAGGTAATGGCGGAGCTTCCGTTGTTGGGGCCTATCAAGTTAACGCTGGTAATATTGCCGGGTATTTTGACTTTGGTTGGAGCGTAGGTACTTGGGGATACTCTACTTGGGGTACTCCACGTACGGGCGTGCAGAACTTCAAACTCATTCCTGGCACATGGCAGTTGGATAACTACGGCGAAGACGTTGTCTGCCAAATCACAAACGGCCCGATTTACCTTTGGGATACAAGCGCCGGTTTAGTTAATAACCGTGCTACGGCTATTTCTGGAGCGCCAACCAAGAGTTCGTATGCGCTTATTTCGACCCCCGACAGGCACCTTATTTGTTTTGGCACGGAAAATACGATTGGTTCTGTTACTACGCAGGACCCAATGTTTGTGCGGTTCTCCAACCAGGAGGACATCAACACCTTTGCTGAGTCAGCAACAAATACCGCTGGTGGCCAGCGTCTAACTGACGGAAGCATTATCCTGTCTGCAATACGATCACGCGGTCAGATCCTGATCTTTACAGACACATCCCTGCACGCCATGCAGTACATTGGCCCTCCCTATACCTTTGGATTCCAACAGCTTGGCGCAAACTGCGGATGTATTGGTGCCCACGCTGCTGTAGACATTAATGGTCTAGCCTTCTGGATGGGCACAGAGGCTTTCTATTTATTTGATGGTACGGTCAAGAAGATGCCTTGCACGGTCCAGGACTATGTGTTCAAGGACATTAATCTTGTTCAGGGCTACAAGACTGCAGCCGGGACAAACTCTCAGTTTAATGAGGTTACCTGGTACTACTGCTCGGCCAACTCGGATGTGATTGACCGATCGGTTAGCTACAACTATTTAGAAAATGTTTGGTCCGTAGGATCTTTGGCCAGAACAGCCTGGTCAGATATTGGCACTTATGCCAAGCCAATAGCTTCTAATTACGAGCCGTTGTCTACAGATGCGACCATAAGCACTATTTATGGTCTGACTGCAGGTCGTTCAAGGATATTTAATCACGAGGATGGATATGACGCGGATGGCGCTCCTATTTTTGCATATATTAAGTCTGGGTACTTTGATATTGGTGACGGTGACAATATGCTCTATATGCGCCGCTTTATCCCTGATTTCAAAAATCAGGTACAAAATCTCACTGTACGCCTCTTGCTCAGACCCTATCCCCAGTCCTCGGCCCAGCCTTCCTCGCTCGACCCGTATGTCATTACGCCGACTACGCAAAAGGTTGATACGAGGGCAAGAGGACGACAAATCAGCCTTGGCATAGAAAGCGCTGACTTAGGTAGCAACTGGCGCTTTGGAACATTACGAGTGGACATCCAGCCTGATGGATTACGATGAGCAAAATATTAAATGTCCGCTTACCCGACGCCTCTGGTGGAAACTATGACCCGCAAAAGTTTAACCAACTGGTTCGGTCGTTGGAACAAGTTATTCTGCAACTTAACAGTACTTACACGCCAGTTACAAGCGAAAACACGCAAGCAGCCTTGTCATGGTTTGAAGCTGGTGGAGGACAGTGTGAAATGAATTCAGGCTCATCAACCCCAGTATCGATAGGCGGCACCAACGTAGATGCGTTTGGCAGACTACGGGTAAGTGAGCCCTACAGCCTATTTGACAGCCAAAGCCGCTACGCTGCTGACAATCAATTTAGCACCTCTACCTCTGGTACTGGGACATCGACATTTAACACCAATCAGTCCAGCGTTAGTCTGGCTGTGACGGGTGGTGGCGTTGGTTCTGTGGTGCGTCAGTCATTCCGGAATATGCTATATCAGCCGGGGAAAAGCCTGTTGGTTCTAGCAACCTTTCAGATGGACAACAGCACCTCTGCCAACCTTAATCAAAGTGTTGGGTACTTTAATACCCAAAACGGGTTATTCTTCCGTCGTACCGGCGGGGTTAATGCGTTCGTATTGCGCTCAAACACTTCTGGCACGCCAAGCGATGCACGGTTTGTCAACCAAACCGACTGGAATGGTGACAAACTAGACGGCACTGGCCCGTCTGGATACACGCTCGACCTCACTCACCCTCAGATCTTGTGGATGGACTTTGAGTGGCTAGGCGTCGGTTCGGTCAGATGTGGCTTTATTATTGACGGGCAATATGTTCTTTGCCATACATTTAATACTGCCAACGTCTACGGCACGACGGTCTACATGACCACTGCCATACTGCCTGTTCGCTACGAAATCACCACTACAACGGCAGCAGTTGCCGCTACGCTCACGCAGATTTGCTCGTCGGTAATATCTGAAGGCGGATTTGAGGCCACATCAATTGAGCACGTCGCAAGGCGGACAACGGTGCTTGGCACCATAAACACGGCGGCCAACTTCCTCCCAGTTGTCTCAATCCGGCTGGCATCGACGGCGTTGGGCGCGGTGGTGCTTCCAAACCGTATACAGTTTCAGCCGACCACGCTGCAAGACTACGAGATTGCGCTGATTAAAAACCCCGTCCTTACGGGAGCCACTTGGGCGGCAACTG